AAACGATCTGAATTATTAAAGAAATATTACGTTGCCTCACGCATGTACGACACCGGTGAGATGTTACGTATATCTACCAAAATGATGGAGTTTAGTTTGCGCCACCCTGATGCAGCGATTGGTCGTGACACTATCGAACGTTCCATAAAAACCCACGCTACTTCGTCTGAAACAATGTACAATGGCGTGTCATTCAGTTCTTTGTATGGCGACACTATCCGCATGATGTTGAGTGAGTTTGAGCAATAAAAAACCCCCGCCGTGAAGCGGGGGAGTCAACATCAAGGGAGAAAGATAAGTACGTCGCATACTCATCACACCATCTCTATATCACATTGTCCTCCAAATGCGAACCCCAAACATTTTATTTTCTATCCGTGTCCGCATTGCTACACGCCATAGCTTTAAGTCTGCAATCTTTCTCATCTGGTGGTTTGCACGTAACGTGTTAACACATGGTACAAACACTGACGCACCAACGTACATACGTTCCCAATCCACGATAATTTTAACCCCGTCAGGGTTTAAGTCATCAATCTTCTGTGTCTTGCGATACACCGCCCCACCCGCTTAATTGTACAGCAATAACTCTTATTGGGGGTAAGTTAAAATTTGTACCCCTAGTCAGCCGCATCTGTATCTTTCTAGCACCCATCTGTTTTACCATCTCCTCGACGGTAGTATTGTAATTTATATGGCGGTCGTTGAGATGTTTCTTAAATGCTTTGGGCACTATGTAAAGCATATCAGTGTCCGTCTCAAACCTAGCTACAAACATGTTTCGTGGGTTTTGTTCTGGTATGATTATGGGGGTAGGCCCGTTTACATTCTCCCCGCGTTTATCCTGAGTGCTTTTAATCTTAAGTATGTTTGTCCAATTCTCTGTGGCAAACTCTGTAAGTAATTGTTCTACGGACGTACCGCTGTCATCGACATAAGCCTTCACTTTGCGTAACTCTTGTACTACCCAATCAAACAACGCGTCGGTGTCGTAGCGGATCAATCCCATCTGCCTAGCAACAAGTGCCCCTACAACGGTTGTGGCGCACCCTGCAGACCAAAAGCGGTTCTTCGCTTCTAACCCTGCCTTGCGGTCAAGCTTGCTCTTTACCTTGCGATACAGCCGCTCTAATGGTTCAACGTTATTTATAACATATTGCACAAACTCTATTGAGAAGTGCCCATAGTTTTTCTTAACATCGTCAAACAGCGTGTCAGTCTTACTCTTGTCTAAAACTGCCTTTATGTTCTTGTCCACACGTATCTCTAGCACCCGTTGCATCTCAGCCTCTGGCGCATCTTTCTGTCGCATCATCTCCTCATAGAAACTCATATTACCTGTGGACACGGCTGTAAGTTGCCATGGCTTGCCCCTGACACGTTCTATGTTACCACCGCCAGCCATACGGTTCTTCTGTTTACCTTCGGACGTCTGGTAAGCATAGTCTGATACGTCTCTGCCCCGCATGTTTGTCATCTCATCAGAGTTTAAAGGGAGGTTACACATAACTTCGCCACGGTTCATACGTGAGTTTGGTGTATCTTTCTGTCCGCAAGTCAGTCCATGAGGGTCACCCCATATACCTGTGTTGCCATATATGGCCGTTGTCTTTCCTACCCCTGTTCCACCGTACAGATGCACACCGAAACTGTTCAACCCTGTAAGCGGCATGAGTATAGAGCCAAACCCCATACACACAACAAACTGCTGTAACTCCAACCCGCTGGGGCTGAAGAAATCTAACACTTCTAACTGTTTTTCTCGTGTGCCTTCGGGAGTAAAATAGTCTATAAGCCCCGCTGTCTTCGATGATGGGGGGTTGTACTCAACGTCGTTAGCCGTGATCAACTGGTCACCCAATACAAAAGACTTCATCTCTTTACCAACCCAACCGAATTGTTGGTGCGCTTCGCTAGCCATAGTTGTGCGCTGTAGTTCATTAATCCATGCTGCTGTATACGCCATAAGCCTGTCTACATCCTTTCCAAATGATGTTATACCGTGCATAGCCATGCTCTTACGAAATTCTTCCTTCGACGTTACTGAGGTCAGAGGCACTACGAACTCTCGTACACCGTCGCGTGGTAAGTGCAGAGCAAACGCTACTACTTCTCCTAGTAACACGTCATGCAATCGCCTCGTCACATAAAAATCGTAGTGGTATATACATACCTCATCAGGCTCTCCGTCTGCGTTGGTTGTCCTTAAAAACACGCCCCCGTTATGGCCCCGAAAGTATGGTTTCGGAAACGTGGGTATGTTCTGTTCACTGAGCCTGTCCTCTGTGTGGCACTCGTCCTCTGCTAAATCTACGTCTTCATGCGCTGCGTAACGTGCTACCAACCCATCTACCTCTTTCCGACTTAGTGGAGGATCAAATGCGGTAACATTAAAGCCATGTGCCATAGCACGTATATCATCTTCTGATAGGTGTCCTTTAGCGCGCAGGTGCCCTATGTAAGACAGCATAGCAGGGTTCCTACCCCCTTCCTGCACCTCGTCAGGTTTCTCGTAGGTATTGCGCTCTAAGAGGTCTTTAAAAGACTGTATGCCCGTAGGGGGCGGTATCGCCTTACCCCCTACCAACTCAGCAAACGTATCGTAGTCTACCGTACGCGGCGTGTCTGCCCCTATGAGTGTCACTTGTGCAGGAGGATCGTTCTTATAATTATGTGTGTCGGGAACACGCAACACCCTAGATATGTCTGCGGTTACAGCGGGGTCTGCAGGGAAGTCACTAGCTGCACATAACTTCTTCAGTCTAAGTGCCGTGGTCAGCCAATCGTCTTTGTACACAGGAGCATCTAATATCCAGTACACGTGTATGCCACTGCCAGAATTTACGAGGGTTGGACGTGGTAGCCTATGTTGCTTGCAAAAGTCTTTGAGCCTACGAACGGCGTCAGCTTGTGTAGGAAATTTGTTATCACCTTCACCACAATCCAAATCCAAAAAGAAAGATTTAAGGGTATGTACGTTATCAGCTTTGCGTGACCCTGCTTCGGTCAAACAAGCTAGGCTATAGTAAGCATCATATCCATTGTTATCAAACTGTTGTGCAGCAGCTAACACATGACTAGCAGAAGTGTAGAATTTTTGTTTACGCCGGTCTGCGGCTGCGTTGGCTGCAAAAACGCAATAGTTCCCCTGTTGACCTAATACTAGGCCCAAAAAATGTTCTGTTTTCATTGTTACCACCAATAGGTAGCCACGGTTAAACTAATAACCGTGGCGTGGAAGTTTTAATCGTCCCACTTATCGACAAGGGAATCAACACTATCGCTCGGTTTGTCCGAACCCTTTGTTTTCCTCGTCATCTTTTTTGGTGGAGTATCTTCTTCTTCGTCGTCAGCCACATCTGCTAACACGTTATTACTTTTAGTAGACGCCGCTGCCTTGGCAAACGGGTTGTTATCGTCTAACACAAACCCCCCATCTACCGCCTTAAACGGGTTGCGGACTTCTTTGGGCACGTACTTGACAACTTGTACGGCCTTGAGGCGTAACGATACCCCACATTCCCACTCCTTACCACGCTTCATGCGGTAGGGTATAAAGTTCACTGCTACATTAACAGTGCTACCTGTGGTCAACTGAAACCCTTCAGGCAGTGGAGTGCTGTTACTATCCACCTCTAAGGGCTTAACAGTAGTCTCACCGTTGTACGCACCCTTGAGGCTGGCCTTATGCGTATATGTGCCATCATCGTCTTTCACAAACGGGTTAGACAATCTTTCGTCCCAACCATCATCACGGTTGTCATCGTAGACTGACCGCATGGCCGTAAGTAACGCCTTGGCGGTGGGTTCATCCATACGAAATTGTATGGAGTATGACGCGCCTTGGTCCCTTGCATCACAAGGTTCACTGCGTCTAATTTTTGAGTTGAACGCATAGGTGCGGTCTACTCTAGGCCAAAGTGCTTCCACACCGTCAATTAAATACGTCTCTGCCATTACTATTCTCCTTTGATTATACGTCTTGATCAGCGTCAAGATCGAACTCTAGTTGTCTTGGATCGTGCTCCTCTTCGCGCTGTAGTTGACTAGTCAAGGCTTCATCTACTGCGGACTGTTTAAACCGATACGTGTTACCGATCTTCACGTATGTATTTCGGGGTATGTGCCCCTGCCGTATCCACGCACGTATAGTAGATATGGACACTGCAAAATGTTTGGCCACGCCTTCAATAGGCACAAAAGGTTCTGTCATTATTTCTTCCTAACTGAGATTACGTACTCTTTGTCGATATTAAGCCCTTTGGGCAAAACATCAGGGTTCTCCTCTAAAAACTGTTTTAAGTGAGTTTGGTTGAGCCGTTTGTCTAACAGTTCGGGAATATCGTGTTCTAAGATAAACTCGTACATCCGCTCCCAATCACTCGTCCAATATTTTGTCTTTGTGGTTCTAAAGAACAGTCCCTCAGAGGTTCTTACACTCTCAACGTGATGGTTCTCACAATAATCCAACAGCGCATTCTTTATCATGGTCTGTTGACGCATGAGTTCGTCGTCTCGCTCTTTAAATTGTTGTGACAGTGCCGACCGCTCTGCACGTATCTTTATGTACGTTTTGGTCAGTTTGTCGGCAGATATGTCTGGCTTATCGCTCATATGCTCCCCTTTCTAATGGTAAGAACTATTAGATACTTACTTATACTAGGCTAGTCAAGCATTTCTTTGTATAAATCTATCATCTTTGTGTGTACATCTATTCTACTATCTAACAGTGAGTACACCCGCGCTTCTACTGGCGATCCTTGTAGCTGTACGATTGTGCATTTATGGTCTTGCCCCGACCGATGAACCCTAGCGTTAGCCTGTGCGTACGTCTCTAAAGATGATGTTGGTCCCCACCATACAACCGTGTTTGCGGCTGTTAGTGTGACACCGTGTGAAGCTGACTGTGGTTGAATAACAAGTACACGTGGGTCAGGTTGTTCTTGGAACCTTTTAAATATCTCTGCTCGTTTGGTTGCGGGTACGTCACCGCGTATGACCTCTGTAGACACACCGTCGAAACGTAATTTGTTGGTTATAACATCTATGGCGTGTTTGAACGGTACGAACACCAACACTTTCTTACTGCTCTCGTCAATGACTTCACGTAACACTTTATACCTATGAGAGATATCAAACTCCACAGCACTACCGTCATCAGTGTATACCCCACCTGCAGATATTTGGAGCAGCTTGTTCATGGCTACTGCCGCGTTTACAGCCGACACCTCAGAACCACTTATGGTCATGACCAGACGTTTCTTTAACATTTGGTAATATTTTAATTGTTGCCGAGTTAATTCCACCTTGCGTTTCACGTACACCATTGCGGGTAGATCAAGGCATTCTTCTTTGGTAAATCGTATGGCTGGCTGTAGTACGCGATGCACAGTATCGTTCGCCGTTTCTTTTGCAACCCACTTAAAATTTGTAATCTTAGTCATAACCATATCGCGAAAAGAACTGTAAAACTTTGGCACAACATCAGGGTTTACAAGCTTGGCTATTCCATAAGCGTCTACCGGCGATTGCGCGGCAGGTGTACCTGTCATCATCCACAACCAAGTATTTTCATGGACTAGTCTGCATAACGTCTTCCATCGTTTGGTACGCGTATTTTTGTAGTGTGTAGCCTCGTCCACAATAATTATGTCAAACCCGCCAGCCGCTATGCTATCCGAAATTATATTTACGCCATCGTAGTTTATGATTACGAAGTCTGCCCCCTGTTCTATTATTGCCCTGCGCTTCTGTGCCGTGCCGTACGCTATATCTACCGAACGATGTGGGGCAAAAGTCTGTAAGTCCCCCCGCCACGCGCTATCCATAATCGACAACGGGCACACGACTAAAACACGTTTTGCCTTGCCCTGCTGCATCAAGAAGTCTGCCGCCCAAATTGCGCTTGCAGTCTTACCCGTACCCTGTTCGTTAAAACAAAACGCTTTTCTATGCAGTGTGAAAAATGCGGCTGTGGCTTTTTGGTGTTTGAACGGCTTGTGTTTGCCTGACCACTGGTATCTGGTATCGATGGGCGAGGGTGCTCTAATACCTAAAGTTCTTAACGCTCGTGTTTCGTCAACGCCGAAATCTACTTTTACTTCGTGCGAATTGACCTGCACACTGTTGGGCACTGCCTTGGTAACACGACTTGGATTGCGTAGCTTTAACAGCAACGCTTTGCCATCTACTAACTTCATTATCTTTCTCCTAAATGTTAGGGAAGTCCCTAACTTTTTCTACTTTTCTTTTGGTAGTTACGAGCGCGGTTCTTGCTTGAACTCTCTATGCGTAGCCCGTCTTTATTTTTACCGCCCTTTACTAAGGCTTTCTTGTGGCTGACGTCCTTACCTTCACGCTTATCAGCCTTACCATTACCGTTACGATCTGCTCCCTCGCGGTCAACTTTGCGTCGTGCCCGTTGGCGTTCCATCCTACGCTCAAACGTAGCAGACCCTACAGGTGCGTTAACCTGCTTCTTACGCTTGGCTTTCTTCGCCCGTTTACTGTTTTCGCTCATGCGTTCGCTCCATTATGTATACACTCAATCACGGGGCAGTGGCGTCTGCACAATCCGCTAGGTCGTGGGTTCCACACATCGTTGTCGGCTGCAATCTGCATTTGTTGGTGTTTACCTATCCACTTACGCCAGAGTGACCCGCTGTCGTAGTCTTGATATGTGTCCTTCACCAAGTCTTTACTTACGACAAACAATAGTCCAGCCCTAATCTTTTTGACTTTGGGGTAGTGTGCAAAGACGGACAACGCCATTAACTCTAGTTGGCCCGTATCAGCATACCGCGCCGATTTGCCTGTCTTATAATCCACGACCCATGCAAGTTCATCGTCTAAGATGATAAGGTCAGCTATGCCACGGAACCAAACTTCAGGAGAGTAAAACCCACACGGCTCTAGGTTTTCGGTAACCCCCAACTTTTTCTCGCACAGCTTCTGCCCTTGCTTATTTTTCAAAGACGTTAACACGTTACGTGCAAAAGCAAACTTCTCCGGTACGGGCACGTCCCTACCCACAAAATCTTCAGCCATGTTATGAAACGCCGTGCCGTACAGCATGGCATCGGTCTCTTTGAACGGATATTCTTTGAGTATCTTCTCATGGTAGAATTGTTTGGGGCACTGCTCAAAAGCTTTGATCCTACTGAACGACCACGGTGTAACTTTTGTCATTCACAATCTCCGTAAGACTTACCTGTGCCACTTTCACAGGTGATAGGTAAGCCTTCGGCCCATTCAGGCTTCTGGCTCATGCAATGCTCTACGTATGCTTGCGCTTCAGGGACGTCTGCGTCTGGCACAGCTACAACAATGCTGTCATGTACTGTTAGCACAACTTTGTATCTCTTGGCAATAAGTATCATTTGGTGGCCTATGATACAACGTGCAACAGCTTGACACACGTTTTCGACCACTTTACCGCCATACAGTTTAACAAGCCCTTTACGAGTTTTGTATCTGTATTCTGTACCAGACCAATCAACTTCAGTTTTATAGGCTGATAATTCTGTGTAAAACATTGGCAGTCCAGACGGTAAGGTTATGGCACAGCGCGCTGCATCTACTTCTAACACCCCGTCTAAACCAAACTGAACCGTTTCACCTACAGCCATACGATGCATCATGTTGCTAGCACCAGCCCATAACTGGTTTATAGCTCCGTTTGTTTGTCTGTAAATTTGTATAATACGCCGTGCTTCACTCAAGTCCATCTCGACGCCCATGCCAGCCAGTTGTGTTTGAAACTTGACCGCACCCATGCCGTAGCCAGCACCTAAAATTGTAGTCTTGCCAACAAACCTTTGGTTCGGTGTAACTTCTTCAGAGGGGACACCGTATATGCTGCTCGCCATATGCTTGTAAACATCGTCTCCGTTGGCAAACGCAGTGGTAAGGTCATCTTGCCCTGCCAGCCACGCAAGTACACGTGCTTCAATCTGTGAACTATCACAGTCAATTAACGTATGGCCTTCGGGTGCGATAATGCCACGCTTTAACTTCTTACCATTTGCTCCACGGCTCGGTAGATTTTGTAGGTTGATCTTATCATCACCACCCCACCTACCAGTGTGCGCTGCATAATATCTTACAGGGACGGGCAGAGTGCCACGCTCTGCTATATCTATAAATCTCTGAGTGCGTGTCTCTTCAAGAGTGGACTTCGTACCTAAACGCGCTGCTGCTAACGCTTGTACGCGTATGTTTTCGTGGTCTAGCAATGCCTTAAAACCGTCATCGGTCTTGGCAAATGCAAAGGTCTCTTTGCCCGTTGTGGGGCTAATTTTCATGGGTGGGCTTACACCTAGGCCCTTTAAGACCTCGGCAAATTTAGGGTTACTCATCAACTCTGCCTTGTCGATATTCGCATCCTGTAACAGCTTGGCCTTCCGTGCCTTAACATCTTCTAGGTGTGAACGCAGCAACGCCTCATCCAAACCCAACGTGGGTTCGGTGAACATACGCAAGGTTAAGTCAATCAATGTTAATTCATCAGGGGGGAACCTCTGACCTGTTATTACGCCGCTAGCCATAATGTTAAAGAGTTGGTGCGTTAACTCTACATCGTTGATGCAGTAGTCGCCGTACGCACACAACTCTTCGTCAGTAAAGTCTAATCGCCGTTTTCCCAATGCGTTGAGTACTTCCGTTCCCTTAACGCCAATGCCATACCTTTCAGATAACGCTGCGAGACTTCCACTAGCTTCAGTCCCATGTAGAGCACGGGCAATACACAGAGTATCGGCATACACGCGAGGGCGCAGATCAAAATGCCAGCTAAGTATAGCACCGTCAAACATAGTGTTATGACACAGTAACATACTCTCGCCCCAATCGAAATTGTGCGCGAGGTATCTCCTAACCTGTTTTCGTGTGCCACTAGCCCACTCCGTATCGCTATCATTTAGTTTGATGCCTACGCCGATCACCTCAAAACGAGGGTCACGGACGTAGGCTTCGGTGGTCATCTTACGTAAAGAAAAATCTTTGTCGTAAAATGTTTCAAAGTCTAGGGTTATTAGGTCCACTACTTGTGGTCCTTCTGCGTAGCCAACTCCCCACCACACGCCATGTAGCCACAAGCATCAATCCAATGCTCTGCACTGTGAGGGTTAGACTTTAACCGTGCGATCTTCAGCAGGGTCATCATGGCGGCAACGTCTTCACTGGTTACATAGTGATTCAGATAAGCAGTCCACAACTCAGCGATAGTCATAAAGTTATTTTTCATGTTGCCGTGCGTGGCCTCACGATCTACGGTCACGTATTGTTTGGCTTGTTCCAGTATCTCTGAACGAATATGAACGTCGAGAGGTGCGTCAGAGACTGCCTCTGTTGTGTTAGGGGACTCCCTAACTTTTTCAAATTTTTCAGCAAGGTGACCGTAGAACTCATCTTGTATTGTCTTACGTATTTTCCCTACGTAAGATACAGAACACCCGACCTTTGCAGCTATTTGTTTGTCTGTTTTGTTGCGCCACGGCATCGGGCCTGTCAGCAGTTTAACAACAGTATCCGATTTGGTTTGTTTCTTTTTAGCCATAGTTCTCTTTCTCCATTTTATAAATTAGTCAAGCCCCACACCCTTATCGGGACCGCTGGTATCTGGTATCGTACGCAAGTCTGCGCCCAGATTTCGTAATCTGCGTACCTCCTCTTTTAATTTACGGTTCTCCTCACACACGCGCTCGTACTCTTCACGCTGTATCATACTAAACCTCCACTTAGTCATATGTCTTTGCCCCACGAACGTAGGTCACTTACGTAGCGCGTTAGTTCTTCACGTGCTGCAAACAAGTTAGTCGCTGCATTTGGCATGGGGTCTTTTGCATGTGCTTTGTCCCCCCACATATCCACCTGTTGTTTCAAAAACTTCAACTCCGCTTGTTGTGCGGGTGTCAGCTTGCTCTGTTCTTTCTTCATTATATCTTCCCTCTGCTGTCTTATGACTTCTTGTTGCTGTTCCAACTCAAGAAACTGCCTGTCTAAGTCGCTATGCTGTGGGAAACCGACTACGTCCGCATTCATATCTACCTCCAAAGTTAGAATGCCCCCACATTCAACACTACTAACTGGATTGAGTGGTGTGGGGGTCTAACCGTCTCGTGGTTTCTACGGCAAGATCACGAGGAAGAAAGGACTGTGCTGCCATCCCTGCCAGCACGGAGGGTTCCCTGCTCTTGCTGCTGCGGTTTGACGGATATGCTAAACGTCCCCACTCACAGCTTAGGTATATAGTCATAGCGCGGGTTTACCGCACTCCATAAGTTCATCTCTTACTGTGTGCATATTGCCCTCGTTAACAACTAAATCTAAGCCCCCTGCGTCACGTATCTGTTTGAGGTTTTTGTCTTGCAGGGGTGTAGGTTTGTTTTTACCAGCCTTACATTCTATCCCAAAGAACACGCCGTGGTAACAGCCTACTACGTCAGGCACACCGCTTTGACCGTAGCCACCCGTTACAGGGTAAAAATAGTATGCGCCGAGTTGTTTTAGTTGTGCAACCACAACTTTTTTAACTTTTGCTTCGGGTGTCATATCGTTATCCAGTGTTAAAATAGTTAGGGAACTCCCTAACTATTACGGGGTTATGGTGTAGAACCAGAAGTTATCCTCGTTTTTGTAGTAGCGATCGCCCACACCAGTTAGACTAGCATATGTCCCAGCGGGGTGACATGGCACTAACATCATTAGTAGAACTACCTTTTCTTGCATCCACATGGGCAGTGCTTCGGTAGAAGGATACCATCCCTCTACCTCTGCGTCAACTGCATTCATGCCTATTGCTTTCACAAAAACACTTTTATTAGGTTCTTGTATGCGTAGGATGTATGTCAGATCGTTTGCTGTGCTCACGTTGTAACATCTTCTTCATAGAAGTAAAACGTAGTGTCATCGACCTTGTATCCGACGCCATCAACAAACTGTCCCGCTTCGCACATGGACATAACCGCGACCTGCCCCTGCACCTCTTCGGGAACATCAGCAGCGTCCCACGTAGCAACGTGTTCGCTATTGTCTCCCCAATTAGATAACACATCATGGACGCGCACCATGTCCACCCGCTGTACGCCAAACTTTTCATAGATGCGAACAAACCTCATGGGCAGCGTATCTGTCTGTAACCTGTTGTTCTCTTTTGAGGTAGACAGTATGGCTTCGATGTCTTTGTTCAAGTCAGGTTCGGGGAACACGTGCCCTGTCGATAGAAGACCTGCCAAGGCAGATTTCATACGCTCTCCCGCCACACCGTAATACTCAATGCCGCATTTCTTCAACGCGTCTTGATATGCTTGCCTCGCGGTTGAACGCAACTCCAAGGCAGGTGAACGCACTTTACCTTTCAGTGCGGTTGCTATCTCTATGCAAGAGTAACTACGGAACTCGGACTTAGCAGCTTTGAGGGCTATATCCATGTGCTTCGCCATACGCATGTGGTGTTGTCTGTTGTGGTCACTGTATTTGAGGTTCTCGATTGTGCGCGAGTAGACCACATACTTACTTGGACCGTTCTTGCTGGTTTGGAAGTCGCCGTAACCGATCCATCCCATGGTCATGTATTCACCTTCCATGTAAACCCATGCCGACTTAGTGTCACGATATAACGTCTTTACACCACGTATAGACCGCTCCACTTCTTTGCGGAACGTCCATAGGCCATGTTCAGCCTTGTGGTCAAAGCCCGTACTACCGGCGTTGTCCTGCACGTTTTTATTGTACTTCTCCTTTGCGAACCGTACGCTCGTGTGTTGAGTAGACATTATCTCTTCCCTTTCTTGATTTTGATGAAGCCACAGACTTTGTTAATCTGGGCATTGTATTGTTGCTTGACGGATTTCTGTGTTGTGCCAGTGCCGCTCACGATCCAACGGTCAGGCTGTAGGTCTGTTAGCTCGTTGTAATTTGTGTTGTACAACACCGTGTAGCCCAACGCTGCACGTAGCTCGTGGTTCTCATTTCTGATAATCTCTTTGCACAGGTTGGGATGCTCTGCGAAAAAATACGTCAGGTTGTGGCGGTACTGCTTACCGTGAAGTTTGCACCATCCCTCTGTCACCCTGCTAATTGTTTGCATCTGTACCCGACTACCTTGCCAACTGAAGTCCCACAACGCAGCCATGGTAAACGTCCATTGCCGAAACTTGTCGAGGTGCGGCTTCATCTTGGTCTTGGACACCTTGTCGATACGCTGTACGTCAGGGATAGGTTTGGCCTTGCCCCCACTGTGGTAACGTATTTCACCGTCCTTGATGCGGAACGTCAACGCAGCGCCATCATCATGCGTTGTCCAATCTTTTGTCCATGAGTTCCTTGCACTCTTAGCTTGTTTTGGCAGTGCATGTGCTGCTACTGTGTTACTCTTGGCAAGGTAGTGCCGCGCCCCTGCACAGTGAACATACTGCTTACCGTAGGTTATGCTAAACCCAAGCCCACGTGGTAGACAACGATTTAAGAACGCATACCTAGCATTATGTGAGAACCGTCCTGAACCGTTACGTACCTTGATTGTCGTGCTACCGTCCCTGTGTTTGCGCCACACGATAGGAGCTAGTTTAATGATCTCGGCCTCGGTTGGCATACCATTATTTGTAGACCATCCTTTGAACACATCATCACCTGTGTAGTACCCGTCCATCAGTACATAACAGTTGTCGTTGATCTTTTTGATGCGTTCGTGTTTCCGCGTACGGTCCCCAATAGGGCGTATGTCTTGGTCGCGTGTGTGGCATTTTGATACCAGCGGTTTGATGCAGTTGTACAGCGTAGCCACCTTACCAAAGCTGTCTACATTCCATAAATTTACAAGCATTTTAGTCTCCATTGTTCGAGGTAACGTGAGTGTTACCTCCTGTTAAGTTAGGGAGTTCCCTAACATTAGTATGTTCTACCTACGTACCACGCTGCTGCAATCGCGCAGATGAACAGTGCCACATATACCCACCGCTTGGGTATACGTAAGGTAAACTCGGGTTGAGGTTTCGGGGTGACCGTCTCGGGCGTAGAAGACTTGCGCGGGGTAGAAGATGGGCGCGAGGTCGTAGACTTGCGCGAGTACGCACGTACTTTGCCTGTGCCACGCGTGTACCCCGACACCATGATATCTTCTGACTTAGGCTCCACGTCAGTTTTACCCGGAACACGTTCTTCACCCGGATTGTCGTGCTTGTTGTTAAGCTCGTCGAGGTAGTTAGCCACGTTTTTGCTGAGATCGACAACTTGCTCTCGGTCAGGCGCATTTAACCGTGGGTCAGTTTGAATGTCCAACCACGAACGCCATTGGTCCTGTGGACCTTGCGACGAACGTAGTGGGCCTGTGCCGTTTGCGGTGACCCACAGATTGATGTCCGCACGATCCCAATATTTGACGTTGGTACGGACGCACCACTTGGAAGGAGGGAATACACCCAATTCAATGTACCGCCATATCGTTGAATCGCCTAAACCTGTTAGGGCCATCACCTCTCCTCTTGTCAGCATATCTTTTGCTTTAGTCATCTTTGTTCTCCTTGAATGTTTGTTTGTACCTGTCCCATGCAGCGGTGAACTCCGCTGCATCTGTTTTGTCGTAAGACATTACATACTCTCCGAATTTATATGCACTACCTTGCCCACGCTGGGCGTAGCCGATTTGTTGTCCAACACACACCACAACACAGGATGATCCCACTCACCCCAACCACCAAAGATGTATCCATCTGTTAAGACGATAGAGGCTTGAGGCTTGATGTTGTTCTCTTTCATGTATATGGGCACACATTCGACAGATGTACCGCCGCCACCCTTGGCCTTGGTAGATTGAACGAGACGATCCAACTCGTCGGCTCTGTAGGTTTCATCACCGCACACCTTGGTATCCCAATATGTCAGGCGCACCAAGTTAGGATGTACTGTGTCACACACAGACTTGACCTCGGTAAGAAACGTAGACAACTCGCGACCACCGATAGAGCCAGATGTGTCGATGTGCAGGGCCAACTCGTCCACACGTTCGCTCACTCCAGAGGGCCAATAGACACCCGACTGTAGGTATCGCTTGTTAGGACGTTGGTAGGAAGAGTAGTCCATACCCGCGCACGTCTCTTGGATAAAGTCACGCAACACCTCGCGCCAATCGACTTGCGGAGTGAGCAACTCTTGCATGTCACGGTTGCCACCGCTCCCACTCTTACCTGCTATGATGTCGCCTTGACGTACTGCCTCGTCAATCTCACGTTCCAACTCACGCTGTTCTTCGGCGTCCATATCTTGTGCGCCTTCCCAATCGTGATCGTCTAACGGTGTACCACCACCATCACCATCCTCGGGGTTGCCACTGTTGCCGCCACCTTTCTTCTGCTTGTACAGATGCCAGAAGATTTTAGCTGTACCCCAACCACGAAAGTCATAATTGAGACAGCACCCATCGATGAACTGAACCCAACCGTTCTGACCATACTCGTCCATGATCTTGATGTTGATATCGTGATCCATAGAGACGTTGGCAAGATATGGGTCTATAGCCCACAGGTGCTGCCACGTTAGCAGGTGACGATACATCTTGTGATAGTTTTCGTGTATCACAACGAACCGTAGCTGTGCGTCGTTCAATGGCCCCATGAACTCGGCAGAGTATTTCTCGTCCTTGCCGTTGGTACACGCAGTTTGAACTCGGGCGTCTTTGTACACCACCTTGCGCGTACCGATCATAATGATACCAGCGAGTGCGTGGCATTTGCCCATGATGTCAACGACTGCTTTGGACAGCCGTTGCTCTGGGGTTAGTGTCTTACCTATTGATAGCATTTTCTTTCTCCTATGATGTTAGGGAGTTCCCTAACTATTTCTTGTCAGCGGCGAACATGTAGTTGTTGTCCATCGCCCACTGTGTGAACTTCTTGTTGGTCATGATTATGGACTGCTTGCCATACTTCGGCGCACGTACGCCGTTGGCGAACATGCCTTGCGCCTCGGTGTCCAACCGCTGCATGTACGTCATCCATGCGTCCACCCAATCGCGTTCGATACTGGCAAGCGTACGGAACACAACCATGCAGGTTGCAGATGCAGACGTTGGTACTAGCGCGTTATCAGGGTCTTTCTTGATGCTCTCGGTAGTTGGAAGCTGATTTGCCAGCTTGACATACGCCATCAAGTCCAAGCCACCACGTGTGCCGATAGCACCCATGAGTGCGGTGGTTAGTGTTTGGTCATCAATGAGGTGACGTGTTTTGAGGATGTCGGAAGCTAGCTTACCGGAGCGAGGGGTAAACACCGCGTCTTGCGTGGGGCGGCGTGGGTGATGAATGTACGGGTTGTCATCAGGGTTGGCGACTTCTTCATACGTCTGCAATACTTGCTCGTTGTCCTTGACCCAACCAAGCATTACGGGGTCCATGTCATTGTTGATACCCCAACCAAGATACTCTTCAAGTGTAGGCTTGCGCGTCTGAACAACGACAATGGCGTTACGTTGGTGTGCAGGTAACGCGTCACCCAGACCCTCACCTGACTTGTTAGTTGTACCGTAGATAATAGAACCTTCGGGCAGTGTGATGTTACCGACCTTACGTTCTAACATGATACGACGAACGCCCTTCTGCACGGGCTGTGGGGCTTTGAAGAACTCATCGAAGTTGATGATAACCTTCACGCCAAGGTGTGCGCCCAACTCTGCGTTGGGTACGAACTCCACATAGTCAGAGATCATGTTCTCCATCTTCGTCATGAACTTGGGTGCGGACAAGTCTTGGATGTCTTTGTTGGTGCAATCAAATTCGATGTAGACGTGATCGGGTAGGTCTTTCTCCAATCTGGCTTTGACGCCCGATGTCTTACCTGTGCCCATGTAACCTTGAGCAATAATTGTGATGTTATGACCCACCGCTTTAATGAGGTCAGCGGTCTGGTCGATGGACAGGCTGTAAGCTGTTGTTTGAGTATTCATATCTATCTCCTATGATGTTAGGGACTTCCCTAACTTTGGTTGTGGGTTTCAAGTACGTTCTTGAGGAACGCGTCTGCGGCGGCGATCGCAACGTCTTCGTTTTCTGCTTCCGCTTGTGCTTCGGCCATAGCTTCAGACAATATGTGCGTGACCTGTGCAATCACGGTCGGCCACTCGTCTTCAATCTCATACTGCATCAGCATGTTGGCAATGATCAGAGACATAATCTCCTTGTTTGTTTTAGATGGCATGGCGTCCATCACGCTCTGCATTAGTTTGCAAAATTCATCTTTATCCATAGTGTTCTCCTACATTAGTGGGTGGACTGTTACGCCGTGGGCGATAAACAGCAGGGCGATGAGGGCTATGGCGATGCACAGCCCCCCTATGATGTCTTTTACTGTCATTAGAAATCCAGACTTGGCAGGGCTGCGATAGCAGCGGTCAATTCTTTCTGCTTGTCCTCACGCAGCATAGAGTTGCCCTTGATCTGTCCGAGGGTAAGACCGTGGAACGTCTGCTCTAGGCGTCGACGCATTGCTTCCATCTGGCTGTCACCTGTCACGTTACACGTGCCCAGCATGTCCGTCAGCTCAAGGGCGCGATCAAACACGCTATCATATAGCTTGTTACCCTTACCCTCGTCGTTCACATCGAACTGTCGCGCAAGTGTGGTGAGATTATCATGCAGCTTCTGCCAGATGTCTTTCATGGCTGCATTGACGGCAGACGTGTAGTGCTGCTCGTACTGTGTTTGGACTGCGACCATGGCTTCATTGCCAATGTCGATACGAAAGTCACCGCTGTCTGGCAGGGGTATGTAGCTGATGCGGAACCCGAACTTGCTAGCGACTTGAGACAGACTGAGGTATTCGTCGGCTGCAAACATACCACTGAGGGAAGTCTGCACGTCGAGGATACGGTCCTCGTATATGTCGAGGAACTCATCGACCAGACGATGGAACTCGTTCTGTAGATCGGTCATGACCTCATTGTACCGGAAGTACTGCGCTGTCGGAAGCAAACGCGACCCGTTGTCAGACCATGGCATTGTCATACCGTAGTGTATGTTACGAGTATTGGCTGCGAACTTTTGGATGGCTGTAAGCTCTTCGCAGTTACCTAGTAACTTCTTACGCACATCTGCCATGCCGCGCTCTGCGGCGTTCATTCTGCAGATGTCTTCAGATGCTTTCACATCTTTCTTACGTGCTGTGTAGACAGACGCGTTGAAGTCAACGATCATTGCCGCTGAACTAATCGAAGGCGCGTTCGATACCAGCGCCGAGGTGTTTAGCATGTCTTGCATTTACTTTCTCCTGATTTGTTAGGGGCTTCCCTAACTCTGGTTGATGTTTGATGATGTCGTCTTTTGTTTTTTGCCTGTACATATAATATACCACAAGTATCGAGTTGTGTCAAGTCGTACCTTTTGGTGGTTTCTGTTTAGCTAAGATAGCTTTTACTATCTTGACCTTCATGGGTGGGTCGAACACGCGGGGCTGCACGATTTCCACCGCGTACTGCATGTGACGCGGCGCGAAGGGTTCGTGCGCCTTAACAGGTGACGTCTTAACAGGTACGTGAACGTAATCAATTTCACCTTCCCAGCCAGACAGTAAGTCATCCAAATCTTTAACTTCAGCCCCACTGTATGTTACGCTGACATCTTCTGTCGCGTGTTTTAGGAAGTATTCGCGCATGGTTCTTTTTACTTCTACATCAGTGCGGTCAAATTCGCTGTTGTTGTGGATTGTTGGGGACTTCCCTAAACGAAGACCAAGCGGAAGCAGAGACTGTTCAATAGCCGCATTGCCGCCCTCTTTGTCGAAACATGTTTCACACAAGCCCCACACATCATTTGCGCCCACATAAACGCCGCAGGTGTTACACTTCATTGTTGTTCTCCTCGGTTCAACCCAAAGACCACCACTGGGTCTGTGGTTCGGTTAAAGTGATTATGCAACTCGTGTTGCCGCTCGTGTTCTAAGATGAATGTTAATTCATCACGCAACCGCGTTACTTCCTCGGTGGACATGTCGATAAAGACTTCTCCGTAGTAATCAGCTTTGTCCACTACAGTGAACGTGTAGATGGCTTCCTTGCCCTTTGGTGCTACCACTTGAAGTGTTAGCTCAGTGTTGGCATCCAACCCTTTATATTCCATTCCCATATCTATCTCCTATCTTGTTTTCTGGTTGAGGTGCAGCAACTCGGACTTCTGAGTTATGCGGGTGTAATGCCCCTTCGGGGTGGGCACTATGCACCAGCTTGCACGTTGGCTCTTGGCTTGCTGATCGCCACATTCTAGGCACACGTTATAGCCTAGTCGGGCGCGACGGACGCTGAACGTCTCGCCGCACTCAATGCATTCTACTTCGTTCATGCTGTCCTCCACCATGGGGTGTCGTTAGGGACTTCCCTAACTTTTGGTGGTGTTGCAGGTGTTGACCCTGCATGAGACTTACTGATGCGGTTCTGCATCTCATAATGGTGCAGACCCTCTACAGACCAGCAGTCTTCGGTGAATTGGTTGTGCAGGTAAGAGTGCATCACGAACTCGCGCAGTGCCATGTCGGATGATACGTGCTCCAAGTCCCACACGATGATCGTACCGCCGATGTTGCGGCAGTGATCGTAGAACCGAACCTCGGTGTATTGATCCCCAAACTTATTCCGCAACCACTGACCACGTAAGTTGTCTGGCACAGATAGGTCGGGGTCTTCATCATCTGTTT